TGATCGAACTCTTCGTGCGTCATGGGCTGAGAGAGGGCGATGCGGTTCTGGTCCTGCGACAGGGCGAATCCTTTGAAGCGGGCATCGCGGTAGGATGCGAGGGCGCCGATCTCGATGAGGTGGTAGGTGATGTCGGGGGTGTTTGCCCACGGCAGCGGCTTGCCGGTCTGGGCGAACCAGTCGGCGGCTTGGTCGAAGAAGTCGGGCTTCGCGCCTAACCTGCGGATGGACTTGGCTGCGGCGTCGACCTCACTCTGGATCGGCCATCCGTGGGTCTTCATGCGGGCGAGCAGGGCGTCCTCGAATTCCTGCCACCACGTCTGCAATCCGTCTCGGGGCGCCTGCCTCATCACTGCTCGGACGAGGGAGGCGATCTCGGCCTTCTGCGCCTCGACGTTGCCAGCGATCGTCTTGGGCGCGGTGCGGCGGCTCAGGAATTCGGTCATCCGTCTGGTCAGGTCTGCCTGATGCAAGTTCATTGATGAGCTCCTCGGCTATCTTTTGCAGGTCGATCTTGGGCTTCGAGAGGACGGCGGTGATCCACGGGATGGGATCGACCACGCCTTCCTTCTTGCAGGCGGCGAAGGCGTCGTAGATCTCCTGATCCTCGGCCTCCTTGCGCCATCTGCCGATGACGGTTCTGGCCTGCCTCTCGGGCGTTCCGTGGGCCATGAGATACTTCACTCCACGATCCCAGAGGGCGGCTGTGACGGCATCGCCGTCTACTCCGTTAGGAGTAGTACTCTTAATATGGTTATGGTTAGCATTGCCAACGGATTGCGATTGCAATGCGTTCGCATCAGACGGCCATTGATTTTGCTCGCTTTTCTGCCATCTGGCTCTCGCGGATGATTTTGCACTCTCTCGCTTTTGCGAGCGTTTTTCGAGCTCAAGTTCGACCCGGTCGTTCCAGAGGCCGCCGTTCAGGACCACGATCTTCCCGCTCTCAAGCAGGGTGTCGAGGGCCTTCTTGAAGGTCGGAACGGTGGCGCCGCACGATCTGGCGAGGCGGTCATGCGGCAGGTCGATCGGCGCCTCGGCCTCGTACATCATGCAGATGAGCGTGATGTAGACGCCGGTCTCGACAGCACTCAGCATGCGCGTCCCGCCGAGCCAGTCGGATGGGTAGAATGCTATGAAGGGGCCGCTGCTCATGGCGAGCCCTTGATCGTCCGGCAACGTCTATGATATAACCCGCTCATGTAGCGAACCCTCCCTTCGCTGCTTGGGCGGGTTGAGCGTGTGCTGACGCTCCCCGCCCGTCCTTTTTACACTACATCGGCACTCTTGGAAAGCCGAAAGACGTTGTCGACCGTGATGCCGAGAACGGCCGCGATTTCCGACCTCCTGTAGCCATCGGCGTAGGCCGCCTTGACGTAGTGGCGCCTGCCCTCGGTGATCCTGCCCTTCCTGCGCCCGGTGCTGCCGTGCAGGCAGACCCCGTAGATCGCCTCGAAGTCGTCGAGCATCGCCCGCAGGCGCACCTTGCGAGCCTCGGTGTCTGGTGGTAGCCTTCCCATCACGTCCTCCTTGTCGCATCAGACTGCCCTCGGCTTCGGCCGGGGGTTTTTTACGAGATCGTCCCCCGCAGCGCGCCGATCGCCGTCAGCGCCGACTTGACGTCGTTCACCACCGCTGCCTGCCCGCGCCAGAGCTCGTGCCACTCGACCTGATCCTCGGTGAGCTTCTGCGCCGATGGCACCTTCGACCCGTCCTTCACCTCAAGGAGGTAGTTGACGCGCTGGTAGCCCACGAGGAGATCGGGGCACCCCTTGCCGACCGCATGAAGCGGCTGCACGGTGGCGCCGACCATGCGCAGGGCCGCGACGATGTCTGCCTGATTGGCGTCGACCTTAGCTGCTCGTCTCATGCCGCAGGATCTCCATCGTGATCTGGCGCAGGGTCTGGTCGATCAAAGAGGCTCGCTTGCGCTGGCGCAGCATCCGCGCTCGGTTGCCCAGCTCGGCCAGACGCTCGCGTCTGAAACGCAGATGACCAATCTCGCTCGACCTCTGCTCTATGGTCTGAGCAGGCCCAGACGTAGCCTCGTTTGACCCGCTGCGACAAAATGCCCGGCTGGGCGAATCCCCAGCACCCGGGGCGCTGGCACACTCGACACGGACCCACATCACCAGCCCCCCTCGAAGTAGTCGCTCAACTTGCGGAGCGTGTCGTAGTGGCAGTTCTTGGTCTTGCCGTGCTTGAGCTTGATCAGCGTGACGCGGCTCAGGTCGACCTCTCGCGAGACCTCGGAGAGGTTGACGTTTTGCAGGCGACTGGCGACTTCTTCGATGGTGAGCATAGGCTCCTCCTGTGATTTTGCGCTTGCACCATCGCACAGGCGCGTTTACAGTGCAAGCACACAAAAACCACGGAGGACGACATGAAGACGATCGCAGCCGCGCTGGCCCGCGCGCAGATGAACATGGGCAAGGCTCTGAAGCAGTCGGCGAACCCGGCGTTTCGGTCGAAGTATGCCGATCTGGGCAACGTCATGGACGCCTGCCTGCCTGCGCTGAATGAAGCAGGCATCGCGCTGATCCAGCCGACCGGCGAAGACGACCACGGACGTTTCGTCGAGACGATCCTGATCCACGGCGAGAGCGGCGAGAGCCTCTCCTGCCGGGTGCCGCTGATCGTGGCGAAGAACGACATGCAGGGCTACGGCTCGGCCGTGACCTATGCCCGCCGCTACGGGCTGATGGCGATGGCGGGGATCGCGCCCGAGGACGACGACGGCAATGCGGCGGCCAAGGCGGCGCCGAAGGATGAGCCGAAGAAAACCGCGATGACCGTCGAGCAGTTCGACGAGCTGAAGGCGCTGATCGAAGCCACCGGCACCGACGAGGACAAGCTTTGCGCCTACATGAAGGTGTCGACGCTGCATGATCTCGACGCAGCCGGCGCCGCCCATGTCACCGCTCTCCTGCGCAAGAAGGCGGGCTGAGACATGGAACAGCGCACCGAAGAGTGGTTCGCGGCCCGTCTGGGCCGTGTCACCGCCAGCCGCATCGCTGACGTCGTCGCCAAGACCAAGACCGGCTACGGCGCAGGCAGGGCGAACTACATGGCCGAGCTCGTCTGCGAGAGGTTGACGGGCCAGCGCGCCGAGGGCTTCACCTCGAAGGCGATGCAGCACGGCACCGACACCGAGCCGCGCGCGCGGGCCGCATACGAGCTGCTGACGGGCGCCTCGGTCGTCGAGGTGGGCTTCATCGCCCGCGACGACATGGCCGCTGGCGCCTCGCCTGATGGCCTCGTGGGCGACGATGGTCTGATCGAGATCAAGTGCCCCAACACCGCGACCCACATCGACTACCTTCTGAAGGGGTCGGTGCCGGGGAACTACGAGCTCCAGATGCAGTGGCAGATGGCCTGCACTGGGCGCCAGTGGTGCGACTTCGTGAGCTTCGACCCGCGCCTGCCGGTCGATCTCGAGATGTGGATCAAGCGGGTGGATCGGGACGAAGCCCTGATCGCCGACCTTGAGGCCGAGGTGCGCAAGTTCCTCGGTGAGCTGGATGAAATGCTGGACAAGCTGGAGAAGCTCAAGTGACACGATACGACCTACTCAGCCCGCGACCGGGCAAAGACAACAAGCCGCGCTGGTTCAAGGTCGGCGCGGCCTTCCCGAAGGACAACGGGAGCTTCTCGCTGATCTTCGACGCGCTTCCCCTCCCCGACAAGGACGGGCGCGTGGCGTTGATTATGAAGGAGGCCAAGCCGCGCGAAGACACGGGCGGCTACCCGGGCCCATCAGATCGACCGGCAATGCCGCCGGGACTCGACGACGAAATTCCCTTCTAAGGAGAAATCATGGAAAAGCTACGCCAAATAATTGAGCGCATCGAGGGTCTGCTCGACGAGAAGGCCGCGATACAGGAACTCATCCGCGAGGCATTCGCCGAGGCCAAGTCGGACGGCTTCGACGTCAAGGTGCTTCGCAAGGTCATCGCGCTGCGGGCGATGGACCCGCGCGAGCGCGCCGAGCAGGAGACAATCATGGACGATTACCTCATAGCCTTGGACAATCTCGCTGAACAGGAAATGATCATGGGGATGTGCAAAGCAAAGATGGAGAGCGGCGATGACCGCTCGTGACATCACGATCCTCTTCCCGCGCTTTACGGAGCTGGAAGAGGCCATGAAGAAGCACGGGGTCGACATCACTGTGATGACGATCAACGACCTCTTTGCCGCCGTCGCGAAGAAGCTGAACGAGCTGCACGACAAGAGATGAGCTACACCATCCGCCTCACTGGGCCATCGCAGAGGGCCTACGCCAAGCGTCTGATCGACGCCGCGCCGGATTATGCGATGGTCACGATCAAGGCCGGGGACCGCACCCTCGAGCAGAACGCGAAGATGTGGGCCATGCTCACCGACATCAGTCGCGCGAAGCCCGAGGGGCGGAACTGGCCGCCCGAGACGTGGAAAGCAGCATTCATGCACGCGCTCGGGCATCAGGTCCAATTCGCCGAGGGCCTCGACGGCACCGGGCCCTTCCCGCTCGGGTTCAGATCCTCGAAGCTCTCGAAGCCGCAGATGAGCCTGATGATCGAATACATGTTCGAGTACGCCGCCCGCTACGGAGTTGTCTTTGAGCAGGATCGCACACCCGCACCCGCTCGGCCTGAAGGCTGAGAAGGCCAAGCGCGACCCAGAGCACATGGGCCGGGTGGCGCAGCTGCCCTGCGTGATCTGCGGACGCTGGCCGGTCGAGGTGCATCACTGCATCCATGACCGCTACGGCCAGAGGCGGTCGCCCGACACCGAGACCATCCCGCTCTGCTACGACCACCACCAGCTCCTGCACGCAGACAAGCGCGCGTGGCGCGAGGCGCACGGCCCCGATCACGGCTACCTGCCAGAGGTGCTGGCCGCGATCGGGGCAGAGCCTAGTGGCGAGCGGTAGGCTCGAGGTACTCGGTCAGGGCCTTGAGATCGCTCTCCTCGGCCGCCTGCACGCCATCGACGAGACGCAGCAGGCGGCGGTAGTTCACCCCGGTGCGCTCGGCGACGACGACAAGGCGTCGGTCGGAGAGGCGGTGGCGCAGTTCATCCATCGTGAGTAGCATGGCAGTCCTCCTGTGCCATGAGAGGTACTCGCCCCGTTCAGCTCTGGCAAGTCGCCTCGTGTCATTTTTTTTCGGTCAAGTTGCATTTTTTTGTTGCAGCCGCCTGTGGGGGTGTTAATTTGCGTATACAGAGACACACCAGACGGGAGAGACGAGATGAAAGTTCAAGTCAAAAACGTCCGCATCTTTTTTGTGGACTACGCCCCGAACAGCGGTTTCGGCATCATGGCGAATGATCGTGATGGCCGCGAGTATGTTCTGCTCGACAGCGACGGCGGTCATCGCGTCATGTCTTACGTCCGCGCCGATGCAGTGGTCGGCAAAATCAAGGCGGCAGGTCACGTTGTGTCCGTTGAGCATTGGGATGTGCGCGCACCTTACGGAACGCAGGCTTGGCTGATCGACGGCATGGAGCAGCGCCAGATCGAAGATGAACGCTTCGGATATTGCTGATTTTAAGAGGGGGCTTCGGCCCCCACCACCCACGGGAGAGACGAGATGACCGGCACCATCCACTTCGACGGCCTGACCCGCAACGTGATCGGCTCCTTCGCCATCGACGCCCAGCGCGTGCTGATGCTGCTCGCGGCCGAGGGCGAGCCGACGCTGGCGGTCACCGGCACCCGCTACGAAGACACCGGCCTCATCATGGGGATGAAGTCGCACCACCACGTCAGCGACCTCTCGCGCTTTGCGGCGAAGGTCGAGAAGCTGATCGAACTCGGCGTCTACGACGCCTGATTTGGGAGAGACGAGATGAACAAGATCGCACCGAGAGCCGACCTGATCGCCGCCATCAACGCGGTTCACCCGTCCGAGCGCGCGGGCGCCGTCAAGGTCGCCGACGCCACCTTCGCGAAGGCGTTCACCAAGCTCGAAGCGTGGGGCGACTTCAGCCGCGCCATGCACATCGACATGGCGATGGACGCCGCCGTCGCCGAGATCAAGTTCTGGTTCGCGTAACAAACGGGGGCTGCGGCCCCCAACCACCCACAGGAGAGACCGACATGCACAAGACCCTCATCGTCCGCGAGACCAAAGCCGACATCGTCCTTCGCATCTGCGTCGAGACCAGCAACGGCAAATCCACCCGCGAGATCGCCCGCTTCACCAAGTGCGGCATGGGCTACGCCGCCCTCGGCGCTGCTGGGCGCGCGATCATCAACGGCGTCGGATCGGTCGATGCGATCATGTTTGACGGGCACCGCGACACCTACGACATGCTGGTGCATCTGGGCGTGATCGAACCGCAGCAAGCCGCTGCGTGAACCAACAACCTGCGGGGGGTAACACCCCCGCGAAATCAATCGCAATCGTGGAGAACTGATCATGTGTGACAACTTCGAGACCTACTACGTCCCTCGCGGATACGACTACCGCAAGGTTGAGACCCGCTGCGGCAACACCAAAACGGATGGGAGCCGCGCGATCTGCGAGGTATGCGCCGCAGACCCGAAGAGAATGCGCGAGATCAAGCGCCAAGAGGGCAACGTCAGGGCCGACAACGATTGGTCACACAGCGCCGGTTGGGGGGACTGGTGACAGAGCCGAAGAACCGGGGGCTTCGGCCCCCTCACAACCAAGGGAGAGACGAGATGACCCGCGAAGAATGGAAGAGCTTCCACCGCCAGCTGCGCCTCGACGTGCGCAACTTCCGCAACCTGCACGGCGGCTTCCCGCGCATGACACGCCACGTCCAGAGCGGCGGGCGCGAGTGGAGCATGACCCGCTCCGTCCTCGACAACGG